TTCTGATATTATATATGAGATTAAAGATCTATTGGATGACTTGGAACTCCAGGTGAATCCAGATGATCTTTATGATGATGAATCAGAAGATGAGGATCTTGATATAGATACTGACGAAGACGAAGAAGAGTAATCTATAGGATAAGGGTGGTAGAAATACCACCTTTATTTAAATATCCCCATACAATTCACAATTGACTTTTTATCCACAACCACTATAGGTGGTGTATGAAAAGAAAGAAAACAGCTATATCTGCTACAGCTATAAGATTATCTTCTTATGAGAAGTATTCAAAAGAAAGAATGGATACAATCATTAAGAGCTTAGATGATCTCACAGTTGAAGTTAAAGATTTAGAACTGATGTGAGCATGGGTAAAGGTGTCATAGCATTTCTAGTAGTCATTGGTAGCATAGCAGGTTCAGTAATAGGTTTCTTTCAATTCAAAAACTAAAACAACACAGGGTTACATTGTAGTGAATTTAAAACATCGTAAGGGTATTACATCACAACTAATAGCACAGTCTTATTTTAGCACACAACCTAATGTGTTAGTCTTCACACCTACAGGTGGTGTTGGTCCAATAGATCTTGTTGTATTTAATACTAAGACAAATGAATATACTAACTACGATGTTAAGACTGTATCTTATAGAAAGTCAGATACTAAATATGCACACAAAAAGAATGATCGTATAAATAGATCTCCATCTAAAATACAAAAAAATTTAAATGTTAAGATTGTTTATGTATATGAAGATGGTAAGGTACTTATAAAATAAATAAATTTATTTTAAGGTAGTAGTTAAATAAAACAACAGGGAGTTACAATGTACGAAGATCTTAAATCAAGAATAAAGAAGCACGAAGGATTCTTAGCTAAGGTTTACCTTGACTCATTAGGTAAAGCTACCATTGGCTATGGTCATTTACTTACAGAAGAAGATGACTTTGTTGAAGGAGTTATCTATGACAAAGATATATTAGAAGCATTATTTGAAAAGGATTTTAATAAAGCTGTGCAAGGTGCTGAAGAGTTATTAAAAGGATATGAGATAGCTCTTGTAGCTAAAGAAGTAATTATTGAAATGGTATTTCAATTAGGAAAGACTGGAATATCTAAGTTTAAAAAAATGTTTGATGCTTTAAAGAATAATGAATATAGTAAAGCTGCTGATGAAATGTTGAATTCAGCATGGTACAGACAGACACCATCTAGATGTGAAGAGCTGTCTAACTTAATGAGAAGTTGTTATTAATATGTGGTGGAACATTATACCTACAGTAGTTAAAACTGGTGCTGAGATCTATAAAAATCATAAGCAATCAGAACTATTAGAATCAGAAGCTGAACGCAGATACTATGAGCGTATGGCTAAAGGTGAGATTGAATATCAAAGAGATGTTTACGACCAACAAGACAAATCATGGAAAGATGAATTTGTTTTAATAATAGTATGTATTCCAATTATTGTATTATCTTATGCAATCATTAGTGATGATGTTAATATCAAATCTAAATTAGATTTATTCTTTGATTACTTTGGTAAGTTTCCTACTTGGTATCAATGGTTAATAGTAGGTATCTTCTCAGCGATTTACGGATTAAAGCCGACACTAGATATATTTAAAAAATAATGTCTGATCAAATCATGACATCATCTGGTCAAATGTATAGCAAGAAAGTATCTTTGTTATCACAGCAAGGTTCTAATGTTAAAGTAAAGGTAAAGAAAAAGAATGGCAAAAAAGCACTTAGAAAATAAACATATAAGAAAGCCACCAAAGAAGCGAAGAGGCAGACACACTAAGCGTGTAAATAAACACAAGACATATAAACCATACGTTGGTCAAGGAAGGGTATGATACAATTATTATTAATCAAGTTAAGCAACTGGTTAATTTGATAGAGTAAATGAGGATCACTTTAATCCTTTTAAGGAGAAATTATAATGGTTAAAAAAATGTATCAAAATCCAAGTGGTGGATTAAACGAAGCAGGTAGAAAATATTATAATCGTACTGAAGGATCTAATCTTAAAGCTCCAGTAAAATCAGGGACCAATCCAAGACGAGTTTCTTTTGCTGCACGCTTTGGTGGCATGAAAGGATCTTTATTATCTAAGTCAGGTAAACCAACAAGATTAAAGCTAGCACTCAAAGCCTGGGGATTTAGTTCTAAGGAAGCTGCTAGAAATTTCGCTGCAAGACATAAGAAAAAATAACAATGGCTAAACGAAAGGTAATACTTAAATCATGTGGCTTCTGTCATATGTGTGGCAAAGAACACATGAGTAATGAAGGTGGATGGGTTATTAATGCAGAGAAACTTAATTTTTGCCATAGTTTAGAGCATAGTTGCTATGAGATTTACTTTAATAATGTAAGAGCAAAAGAGAAACAGTCATCTGTTATTAACAATAATAATGACAAACGTATGGAAATGTATATAGAATATTTAAAGAAACAAAAGTGTAAACATAAATACCAAGGAGAATAATATGCCACTTAATGTTAAAGGTAAAAAGATTTTAGCAGCTATGCAAAAAGAATACGGAAAAGAAAAAGGTAAAGCTGTATTCTATGCTTCAGAGAATAAAGGAACTATTAAAGGTGTTAAGAAAAAAGGCAAATCATTAATGGCTAAATAATATGGATAAATCTAAATTTCATAAAACTAAAGAAGGTAAGATGGCTCGTAAGGGTTTATACTATAATATAAATCAGCGTAAGAAAGCTGGTACATCTAGAAGTAAATCTGAATCTACTATATCTAAGAAGTCTTACAAAAGTTTATTAGCTGGTTTCAAAGATTAAGTCTTTACATTATCCATCACATACTTATATCTATTCCAAATAACATTCTCTGGTTTCCAGAAATGCTCTTTGTTAAATTTCATTTTAACATGATGGATCATTGTAGTATGATCTCTATTACCTAAGATAACTCCAATCTTAGTGAATGGCATATCATACTTATCTCTTAAAACATTTATAAGTATTGATCTTGCAATTACTGCCTGCTGTATTCTAGTCTTAGCAATAATATCATTTACATTAACACCAAGTTGATTGGCTACGATTGTTAAGATCTCTTTAACATTCTCAGGTACAACTACATCATTAATAGTTACATACTTAACTACTTCTTTAATAACAGTTTGTTTATGTCTGATGTTTGTTTTAAAAAATTCTTTGGCAAGTTTATATCCACTCTTAAATCCTAAACGATAAAACTTTCTATCTCTATCAGATACATTCTCATACACATTGGCTGTGTATCTTAATTTGATTTGTTGTCTAAACTCTTTTAACGTCATGACTTTCCCTTTCAGTTGTAAACAACTTTACGTTGTCTTTCGTTGTTATATCAATAATGACTTATGCCATTATCTTTTCTTTTGTCTGCTCAATTTTAAATATCAATCTCTTAGAATCATTTAGATTCTTTTGATACTTATGAAAGAACTCAAGAGCTTTGCGATGTCGCATCTCTTGTAGATCTCTCATCTTTTGCAGACGAATCTTTAGTTTTTCCACAAACTAAATCATCCTTCTGTTTAATAGTTGTAAAAACTGTTTTGATACTGCTAATCTTAACATCAATCACTACACCTTTGGCAGCTGGATCTGATGCAATTTCTGCACTATCAAATTCTTCTGTATAAACAAAAGAACATTCACAGTTCTTATTACGAAGGAACTTTACCACTATTTATCCTTTTTGGCAATACTGTTTTTATTCCTTAGATTCTTAGTCATCTTACAGTAAATGGCTAGATCATCGTAGCTATCAGCTTTATATTTCTTAGTGCAACGATATAGTTTAAGTGCCATCATTAAATGACCAACATCTTCAGGTGTTAATGCCAATCTTATTTTATCAAATAATACTATGGAGAATAGCTCTGCAAGTAATGCAAAGTTTTCTTCATAATCACCATAATCTTCTTGGCGATCTTTAATTATTTTCTTTTGTATCTTTTCTTCAATGTCAATAAAGTCTTCTTTGTTAATCATGTATATCCTTTTCATTTGTTTACTCTACCCTCAGGGACAACGAAAGGGTGGCTGAGAACAGCCGATGAAAACCCCAAGGGTAGAATGAATAACAATTATTAGTTGTTATTAGTATTGTCTATTACCGAAAGACTTATTGCTTGTAAATGGTTTCTTTTGAAATCCACCAGCTTTAAATCCAGGTTGTTTATTTGCTCCTGTTGTTACTTGTGCTTCTTTCTTAGTTAAGATCACAGTGTATCCACCTGTTGGATTACCTTCTATGTCTGTTCCATCAAACGCACAATAGTCGTACCACTCACCATTAATATTCACATTCATCTTCCAGTTTTTTCCCTCTGGAGCTTTTGGTGAATTAGGTGCAACCATCACTGGTTGATTGTCGCCTGCTTTTTTATTTAAGTTA